GCACTCTCAGTAAAGTCGGGGTACTTTAAATCTACGCCACGAACCCAATACCCTTCTGATCGTAAACGTTTTACCATGTGACTTCCTATGAAGCCGCCTGCACCCAATACTAGTGCTGTCTTCTTATTCATACAAGTTTGAAATAAACTTCATCTTATTTAGTGTATCACGGACTGAGTAGATTTGCATAGAATTGATCCAAAATGTTAACAGTTGGAAACCATCCTAGTTCCATCAAAGGCATGACATCTGCACATAATGTAGTAGGTTCATTGGGTGTGTCTTTCTTGAGAGGAAGATGGCCCATGCGTAGACAGTTAGCAAGTTGTATGTTGTCCGTGGTCTGTCCTGTTCCTACATCAATCGTACCTGTATATGTACTGGGAATCAAAGTTGCAATTGCTCTGACAACATCTGTAACATGAATCCAATCTCTTTGATGTCCTGTTAGATAGGTTGCAGTTTTTTGTTTCAACATTTCATACAACATATCATCTCTACTACCTTCTTCTGCCCAGACATTAAAAAATCTCATACCCACACTGTTAGGTGGAGCCATGAGTTCGTTTACTTTCTTTGTCATTGCATAGGGATTTTGCCACCAACCATATACACCAGCAGAACTTGCATACAACAACCTAGTATTATACTTTCTGCAATAATCAAATATGGGTTTAGATTTTTCAACATTATTCTCCCAGAATTTCTCAGGATTATCTATACTATCTCTGAGTGCAGCATAGGCAGCAAGATGGATTATGACATCATAGTCTGCACACCCAACGTCTGCAAAGTCTCCTATATCATCTGGTCTGTCTAATCCATCAACATCAAAGATTTCACTGAGGAAATCAAAGACATGACTGCCAATGAAACCTTTATGTCCTGTAACTAATACCTTCATTCGCTCTGTAAACTATCCATGTATTGTCTATCATTGATGCCTGCCGTATTTACTTGAGACAATCCAATAGATCCTTGATACCAACCAGTAGCAATATACTTGTCACTCATAGGAGGATTACCTCTATGTAAATGAGTATAGCTACCAGGCCATATAACAACAGTTCCTTTCTCTGGTTTTATTCTACGTTTCTGATATAACCATTCTGTCTCACCTCCTTCTGGAACATCATTCAAATATGCCATCCATGCCATAGTTCTATTTTGTAGATTCCAATTGAGATTTTCACCATGAAACATATGATAACCCTGAGTTGGTTCTGTCTTTTGTAAAAGAACAACCGCACTTACAAAATTAAAATTAGTTAGATATGATATTTCATTTATATAATAGTATAAACAACCATTCACAAACTCCATTAGATTTTTTGACTCACCAGGCGAAAAGGCATCCAAGCAGATTTGTTTATCTTTTACATGAGTGTAGTTTCTATCACCCATGACATGTGAAGATTGATCAATATATTCTACGAGATAGTCACAAAATTTAGGATTGATGGCATCAGGAAAGACACCTATAAAATCTTCTATTTCAAAATTGGGTTCATCCATTTAGTCACCAGTATTTTAAAGGGCAATGAGAGGCAGTAAACTTAACTTTATTGACGAGAAAACAACCACACTCTCTACAAACATGGCGACTCTCATCAAATCTATTACACTCTCTACATATATCTATTCTCGCTTTTTTTATCTCTGGTGGTACTAGTAAATTACCGTTAGAAACAAATCCTTTTAGGATATCATAGGCCGTCTTAGAGAAGTTTTTTGCCTTCTCATAGTTTGATGGTTCGTCAATCATCCTTAACGTAACATGGAACTCCAGCAGGATCTAACCACTTTGTATATTCAAAGTCATCAATCGCAGTTTTGAACTGCATGAAATTATCACAGAGGTACATATCCTTGTAACCATTGTGATTGTTCCACTTCTGAATACGATAGTCTGGTTGACCATTATCAAGTGGATCAGGCATTTTCACATACCTGTATGGGTCATTCTGTACAAGTACTTCAATCATAATAAAATTGTATATGCTTTATTATACACAGTTTTTGTAGGTAAGTCAAGCACCATCATCATGATTCCACATATGTTCTATATCTTTTGCCTGTCCAGAATCAATAACTGGTTTTAGAATATTCTTATCTGGAACCAATGCTATCTGACCATCAGGAGTATCTAATAAGAAACTCTCGCCAGCTTGTGCTAGTTCAAGTACCTCATCAAAGTTTTCTTCCAGATATTTCAGACTTATTATCTTCATCCCAAGCCCATTCTATCAGTTACTTTCTGAGCTTGCAATTCTGGTTGATTATTTGGATCTACACCGAGGTCTACAAGTGGAACGTAATCTTCTCCTAAAGCAGCTTCATTTACTTCTTGTATATGTCCTGTTTGTTGCCTCGCTTGAAGCATCTTCAATGCCTCATCAGCGGTTGTTAATTCAAAAGGATCAGCTTCTAAGTTATCTCTAGTGTTCATGTCATCAGGAGTCTCTTCCTCAAGATAACACATCTGAATGTTGTTTTCTAATAGAAGAACATAACGCCAAGATCTTTTTCCAAGGCCTTTGTTATACATCTGAACAACAGTTTGATCAGGTGTCATGCCTCCCTGTTGGCTAAGTCTAATAGAGAAAGCACCACTTCCATCTGCTAGATACTTACAATTTTTGATTTTCATCTTTTTCCACCACGCTTCCATAACGTAAGTGTCATTCATAGATACAAAATAAATTTCATCTATATGAGATGAATCATTTGGATCTCCCACTAAGGAAGTATCTTTAAATTTTAAGTAATTTTTTTCAAAATCCTTTACCATTGCTTCATCTGTAGGTATGAAGGCTCCATTAATTCCTATGAGAAGGACATCTTTACCTTGAAACAATTCCTGAGTAGATTTTCTAACGAGTTTTTTCTTCTCCAAAAAGAAGCATTCAGCATTAGGTACTAAGTTCATTTCTTCAACAATTAAATTATTCGTATATTATATATGCCACTATATCATACCTTAGTTCTGGTTAACCGTCAACAATATTTCAAATTCTTTTAATATTTGTGCTTTTGGATCTTGATCTTGTATATTACAATACTCTAACCATCTAAGATTTGTTTTATCTGGCTCTGATATTCCTTTACCATATAGTATTGTATTCACTCTGTCATTTAAGGAACAAAACAAGTTAACAATGTGTTCAGAATTTTCTCCGATCACATCTATAACTTCTTGCCTAGAGATATTGATCTTATACATTTGAAATTCTGTGCCATATATTGAATGAAATAATCCTGCTTTCACCTCGTCCATAGATCTTCCGTAAGAATATAATAGACCAGATACTCTTGTGGAATGTGCAAGAAGATTATCATCTCTGTGAGGAATCTTATCAGCGCCAATGCTAATCATGTAATCTATATAATCTTGCATCAACCTGACATATTAATTGTTAAAGATAATCTAGGTTCCTCATTAGAACAAACAGAATGTTCAGTGCCTGCTGGTAAAATCAAAACTCCTTCTGGTGTGATTTCCTCAACACTATCATTAATTTTCCACAAACAAGTTCCGTATATTGGTTTTACTATAACATGATACTCATGGTGGTGTGGATCAAAACTTGGCCTTTTATCTTTTGTACCAGCTGTAAAATATAAATTAGCGTTGGTCTCAGATCCTTTATACTCAAACAACTTATTATCAAGATCTCTGAGTTCTGATGTCAGATCCATTACATTATTAAGTAGGGTCGTAAATCCTAAATCATATAATCTTTTCCATCTATCATAAATTAAAAATTTTCTAGAATCAAAAAAACCATTAGATGTATTACCACATTGATTAATAACTTCTATTGCCATTTCTGGCCATCTATATTTTATTTGAAGAAGATCTAACATGTCTTCCTCAGTTAAATTTATTTCGTGTTCCCCTATAATTTTTGCAGCAGTTTCAAGATACATCAAAATAATCCTTCCTGTAATATCTCCCTAAAATGTTGCTATTATAATATGCTGGTTCTCCATTGTCAAGAGACTCCGTTAAGACATTATTGCTAAACAGTT